TAACTCGTCGATCGGTTCCACTGAATAATCACCTTCCTCGGGGTTAATCACACCCCCTGTATAGCCTGGTCCTACATATTTCCCCCACAAGGGCAGGGAAAAATGGTTAAATCCACTTCTTTTGTTGGACATCGCAAATTGGTATAAACTGACTCCCAATAGCGGACACTCACGACGTCCAGACCAAAAGCCACGTAACAGTCTTCAACCGTATGTGGCCCCTGATCTACTGCAACACGCCTCTCCATATAACAATCCTCACCGGTTAGTTCCATGCGCTTACGCGACCACTTCATCATGGCCTGCTGAAGAACACCAACTATAGGTACGCCCGGCGCGGCACGCCACAAACATTCCGCTACTGTCGCGAAATAAGTCTTGTTCGTGGCGGGATGGCGCTGTGTGAACAGCAACGTTCCCAACACCTTCATTGGGTGCCTCACCATGACCCAACCCTGTTGGTATCTGATGGGACTACACTGGCAGAACTTGATATTACGTATGTCGTAGGCTATGCGCTCTATGCCACAGGTTAACCCTCTGTCACGATAGAACGCCGCATAAGTAACTAAAATACTCTTCAAATTCGCTCTGCTACAAAACACCACAAAGTCATCGCCGTCGCAATAAAAAGTGGCATCCGGACAATTCTTTTTCAGGTACATCTCGTGCACCCACACGCAATACGTCGTTGTGTTAATCGACGTACAGAAATGCCCTGATGTTCTGATGAAAACATCATACTTGAGACCGTTCTTCGTTATGACAACCGTTTTCTCATCCCCGTTGCCATAGTAGACACCCATCAATATGTCTGTGACCTCCTGTTCATTAAGCATCTTATGCTGCTTAGTATGCGCGTCCATCTTCTCAAAATCGAAATCGATGGCCACGCAATCTGGGTGAGAACCCCAATGATCAGCGATCACCGCGCCGCGTTTCACCAAGTTGTGTCCCTTGGCTATACACGGTAACCCGTTGTATTCTCGCTTGTAAAACTCCTCCTCAATGCTTTTATAGTGGTCCATAAACGCCACATTAAGCACAACTTGGTGAAATTGAATCATGCGATCTGGTTTAACAACGCCCAAGCACTCCGCTTTCTGGACCTTAAGAAATCCCCGCGCTTCGTTGCTTTGGTTGTTCAGTGAGGTATTCATAACATTAACATACCGGGAACGCTTACTCCCGCTGTAATGCTCGAACCCTACAGGCTTGAACAAAGTAGAACATGCCACTATTTGGTCTCTAAATTCAGCCCAGCCGGTGGTATCGACTAGGTCCGGCGTATTGACAAGTACTCTGTTCATAACGGCATACGCCTCGTTATGAATACAATCCCTCGGATAGTGGTACATCACTGGACATCTGGCCAACTGGTAACAAGACTTGCCGGTGCAGTCACACCAGTAAGCTTCTTGTACAAATTCGATGCCCATACGCGAAAGATCTTTAGGCTCGACTTCGCTTCGCCTGCAAACGTCGAGCCGCCGGTAAAAAGCAGTTCCTTGAAATCATCGAGGCTGTCGTCCTTCTCTGAAACAAAGAATGGTCCCACTTCTACCAATATCTGATAGTAAGCGGCCATTTGCTCTTCAGTGGTGCCCTTCGGTCTGTAGCGGAGCACACTACGGACACACTCACCGGCATTCTTAGGATCCAAG